CTTGGTAGTCCATTAACGAAAGCTAAGAGCTTATCAAACTGTTCCGTGGTGAGACTTTCAATAAAACTTTGAACTTCGCTTTCCGGTTCATCATCAAATTTAATAATTTCTTCTTCAGTTCTCAATTCATCTAAACAAGTCATTACCAGATCATATAATACTTTAGTTACGCTTGTATCTGCACTTTCTTGATTAAGCATCGAAGCGTATTTAGGGTAACGCATTTTTACAGTAAATGTGTCGTTTAATTCAATAGTTTGGTCTTCTTTATTTACTTCTATTTTTATCTCATCAAGCTTGATGTTTACTTTATTATTAGTTTCACAATTTTTACATGATATCATAATATCAGTTGTTTCACCAACACTCTTAGCCCTAATCTGAGTAAACATATACTCTACGTCAAACGTAGCTAGTGATTTTACATTGATATTATCTTCTAAGCAAGCTTCAATAGTATCAGTAATAGATTTTAAAATTTGTTTATCATCTTGAGTCTCCAGAGCCATCATTAATACTTTTTGCTCTTTAACTAAAAACGGTCTAAAATATACCTTTTTGTCTGTTGATGGAATAGTGATTTCATACTTTGGTACATCATTTAATTTGGGTAGTGCCATTCATTTCATCCTTTACGAAAATGCTCTGCTAAGTGCGGTCCCTATTTGTGTTTTAATAAATTTTTCAGTTGCGTTTGTTACTCCGAACTCTACTGGTTCCCAGTTAGTATAAGATAACTGAACATTAAGCTCAACTAAACCGTCTAACTCATTATTTAATTGTATAGCATTCATCGATGTCGGGAACGCATCGATGAGTCTGCAACTATACACGACTTGATCTTTTGTAACAAAATCTAAATCAAGTTCACCTTGTGCAAAATCAAATGGCCCAATTTTAGGCAATCGGCTTTGAATTTCTGCCGGCAGCTTTGGTAGCCCAAGTGGCGTAGAATATACAGGAAGACCAAAACCCTTTTTAAGCTGTCTTATTAGAATAGTTTTAGCGTAACCTTCTTTTCCTTTTTGATACCCTACCTCTTTTGTTTCCTGGTTTACTGCTAAGTTTTGCCAAGTCTCAAAATACTTACGTACTCCATAATCATTAAGTAAGTGAAAAGTCATACTAGTATCTGTTACAGCGTATCCATAAGGAATCTTTTCATTCTGCATTCCGATACGGCGCTCACTAGTTAATATCTGCCTGCCTGGTAGCTGTACATCTTTGCATAAGAGGTTTACTTCTTCTCCACTTACTCCGTTGATAGAAGGAAGTATGACTTGGAATACACTTGACCTAGCCATGCCATCTTTTTTAGATATAAGCCCTTTAAATTTATCTATCATTAGATCATTTTCCTTGAAGAAGAATAAACAGCAGCAGCACTTGTTTTTTGCCAATCAGCGGTTGGAAGAAACGCTGCGATCTCCCACTCGGGTGCGTGTACTTCAGCAAATCTACTTCTCACATTTCCTGCAAGATAATGCTTAATACACGGCTTAAAATATTTAAACTTAGATGCTCTCTTTAATGTATTATATGTAATGTTAAATTTAGTTGTCTCGTCATACTTATTATTGTTTGTAATATCTAATAAAGAGTCTAAAAACTTTGCTCTCAGCGTAGGTGGTATGTAATGTAAATTAAGCCCCATAAATCCATTTGGCGCAGGGCTTAATACGATAGTAAGCGGAAAGCTATCATAGAACGGAAGTTTATCTTTATGCTTAGGATCATAGAAAAACATCTGCATTGATCCAATAAGACGTCTGCTGCCGAGAGATAGCTGCTCATCCTTCATCAATTGATTTCTATTGATTCGTCTGATACCTTGTACCTTACGACGAAACCAGTCACGCGACTGACTTGTGCGTGGTGTAATACCTGCCCTAAAGGCGTCTTGTTCTATTTTTTGAAATAAGTTGCTCATGTAGCTTATTTATCTCTTTTTTAAGACTTTTTTTCTGCTGATAGGCTTTATCGGCCTAAGGGGTTTCAGTGCACCTTTTTTACTCTGTGAAGGCATGATACCCATTTCAGTAAGAGTCTTTTCAGTCCATATTTGGAATTCCCATCCACGATCTTTGGCATATTCATTTGCTGCTTTCCACTTGTTCATATTCTTAACGTAAGTCATTGCCTCACCTATATAGCGTTTTGATTTATCCGGTCGCTTAGGTGGTTTTGTTTCTTTATCTGGTTTTATTTCTACAAGTATGGTCCTATTGTCTTTAAAAGTTATTTTTAAATCGGTAAAATAGCGATGATATTTTTTATCTACTTCCCATAAATATGGTACAACCACTTCTTCTGAAGACCAATTTTTTATATTAGGATTATTATCGCACCATACGAAACAATATCTTTCCCACATAGATCTAAAGGTCACCTTATCCGGATCACCCTTATATTTAGTTCTATGTTTTACTATGTATTTACCTGAATAAGCCATATAAATAATCTCATAAAATTCTATTTATAGGTACTCGTATGCAATTTCCTAATACCCACGGTGAGCCATTTGAAACGAAGGTTAATGAGTATAGTCCTCGTTACACCTTTCCTCTTGAGAACCAAGATGATTATAGGGGGTTAATTAGATTTCATGCGTTTGACGAAGATTATCAAAGTTTATCAGGGTTAGCATTTCGTACAGCTGCAGCTGCTGGAATCTCAGGAGAAATAACAGATAATAACTTTAGAGGGGAAGCTTTTTCTCCAGTAAAAGGCAAAGCAAACAACACAACAAACAAAGGTGAAGTTGTTTTATTTTTGCCTCAATCTATTCAAATTTCCGACAATATACAATACGGTAGTATTGAATTAGGAGCAATTGGTGCAACAGCTATGCAAGGAGTAGCAGCAGGAACCAGCGCGTTAGGACTTGCAGGCGATGCTCTAAAATCAGTTATGGAAGATATTTCATCCGCAGCATTTGGTGACTTAGGAGATGCAGGCGCTGCGGCAGCAGTACAAAGAACAGCGAGACGTTTTAATGCACCCCAAATTGCCGGAGCAGTCGCAACGTCTACAGGAGTTACTATCAATCCTAACAATAGAAATATCTTAAATGGTGTTGCATTAAGGACGTTTAGGTTCCAGTTTAAACTTATACCTACCTCCGCACAAGAGGCTGATATCATAAATAAAATGATAAAGTGGTTTAGAATTGCCATGTATCCGGATATTGGAGCTGCCTTAGATGAAACTCAAGGAACCAGCTTGACTCTTAAATATCCCTCCAAGTTTAATATTACTATGGAATATGGTAACTTTAGTAAAGCAGGAGGATTAGAGTTTGGAGATACTCAGCAAGTAGCTACTGGATTGTTACCCTGTTTTCTTCAGAGTTTTGATGCAGTTTATAACCCTAATGCTATGGCTTTTCATACAGATGGTAATCCTCAAGAAGTAGATATTAGCCTTAACTTTATTGAAGAAAGAGCCTTAAATAGAAATGATGTTAAAAATGATAGACCAGAAATTATAGTGGGAGGAGCGGGTTAATGACTTTTTTTACTAACTTTCCTCTAGTTAATTACAACTTTGGTAATGAGAATTCTCAGTCCGTTTTTCAAAACTTAACTACCTATATTGATATTATTGATCAGCTATCCGATCAAGTAGCAGTATATACTGAAGTTACTATACCTAATGGAGAGAGACCTGATGTGCTTTCTCAAACGCTATATGGTACAACAGATTATTATTGGCAGTTTTATATGCTTAATGAAAAGCTAAGAATCCAAGGATGGCCATTTACTCCTTCTGAAGTAACTGAATATCTTAAAGTTTATTATCCAAATATTACACTCAAAACTAACTCTAATCTTCAAGGGGAGTTTTATGTAGGTGACCTACTGGCTAAAAAAGATAATAGTGGCACTTTTGATAATCCTCCGTTTAAAGCTAAAATATTAAAAAAGAATTTAGATCTAGGACATCTTATTGTTAAACCTATAGTAGAAGTTGCTTCCATTACTATTGATAATCCTGGGTCAGGGTACACAGCAGTTCCTACTATTACATTTAAAGGTGGTAGTGGAGAAGGAGCTGTAGCGGTACCAGAACTCAATGAAGATGGTGAAGTTTCAGGAATTACGGTTATTAATGGAGGAGATGATTATAAAACTGCTCCTACTATTGAATTTTCAGAACCTGAGTTGTCAAGAGGGGAAAAAGCAACAGGTACAGTAGTACTATCCAATTATATTCTTCCAGGTGGTTCTCAAGAACTTTGGTCTCAGAAAGGTGAGACGGATCTTAGTTTGTGGACCGGATCACCTGCAGCAGATCCAAATAGCTTTGGCATTATATCTCAATCTAATGCCTTTCAATATCTTGCTGTACATCATTATGAAGATGCTAGTGGTAATATTGTGGACTTACCAAGACAGATAGACGGAGGAGTAGATAATCTTCCATTCTCTCTGAGTAGATTTCCTTATACTAGTAAATCAGTTCAAGAGATCTTTATAAAAAATAATGATGAGCTATCTCAAATTAAAATCTTTACTCCGACCGTTGCAAGACAAATACAAGATGAATATCAAAGGCTTCTTGTTCAATGAATCAACTTACTAACTTTACTCCTGAGAGTTTCGATCTAACAAAACTTTCATTAAAAATACCTGGGCGTCAATTTAAAGTTGGTCCTCAATTATCTGATGAGCTTGACATAATACAGACATCAGTGGAGTTAAGTATATTCGAACACATTAGTATGCCTTATTTAACTGCTAAATTAGTTTTAGTAGATGATTTTGGGTTGCTAGATTTTCCTGGCATTGAAGGTACGGAGAAGGTAGTCATTGAGTTTGGTTATCCTGCAACGTATATTAAAAACATTAAGAAAACGTTTGTTATAAGAAGTATTGGTTCAGCAGAAAAGTATAATGACTATACTAATGTATTTGTGTTTGACCTGATCGAAGATATTGGATTTTATGATAAGGTACAGAAGATCAGTAAAGGGTATACAGGTACAGGTGAGCAAATAATTCAAACCATTCTACAAGATAAACTTAATATAGAACTTGATACTACTAACTGTAAACCTTCTTATCAAGAAGCTTTTAGATATGTTGTACCATATATTTGTCCTCTACAAGCTTGCCAAGAAGTTTTAAACCGTATGACTACGCGTACTGGATGTCCTTACTTCTTATACTCTTCTTTATATTCAGATAAACTTGTTTTATGTGACTTAGAATCTATTTTAGAGAATGAACCTTTTAATCAGAGTAATCCATTTGTATATTCTCAAGCTCAGACAAATACTCCTCTTAATAATATAGCTAAAATGGCTTCAGCTTTAAGACATTATAAAGGCACAGCATTAGAAGATACGCTTGAATTAGTAGAATCAGGTGCTGGTGGTATTTTACATAATTATATTAGCTTAGGTAACGAGACAGTAAATAATACTCGTCATTATTCTATAGTTAATAGCGTTATAAAATTATTAGAAAATAGTAATATAATTAATAGAGATGAGTTAAAGAGGCTTGTTAATGAGGACTTCTTAGTTGATCCAAACGGTAAATCAGAATTAACTTTAGGAGAGATGAACTCTAAAATTATTTCTGTTATATCTACCTCTAACTATCCTTTAGAAGATATAGATAGCTTTAATGAAAGTTCAACATATTACCAGGCCGTGTTACCAGAGTTTAAAACTGCTATTCTTTTATACCTAACTAAAAATGTGTATGATTTAGAAATGCCTGGATTCTTATTTCTACCTGTTGATAATTCTAACAATACAGAAAAGAGTGTAGGTAATCAAATATCAGTTAGAACATATAAGAAAGACGAGACTACTAGCACTAATAATACAGGTAGGTATGTTATGCTAGCTAAAAGACATATTCTTGATATTCCAGAAAGAACCCATAATGTAGCTTTACAATGTGGTAGAATATCCAATCAAACTGCTCTTAAAGGATAAAAATGTATTACGGTGACGAGATAAGATGGTTTTTAGGAACGGTTGTTGCTGTTAGCTCTCAGCGCGCAGCAATAGGAAAAGCTAAAGTAAGAATACATGGTATACATGGTCCTGATGTCGCCTTTCAAGATTTACCTTGGGCTGATTGCATGCTACCTACTACAGAGTCAGCTATCTCAGGTATTGGGAAAGTGCCTCAGGTATTACCTTCATCTACGGTGTTTGGTATATTTGCTGATGGTGCCCTATCTCAATCTCCTATTATACTTGGTACTCTTAATAAATTTGAAAGACCTTCTACAAGCCAAAAAAGACTGGCTGGCTTATCTGGGAATGCTGCTAGTTTATCTGATAATAATGTAGGTAGGGATGGCGTGTTTATTCCTTTAGAATTAAAAACAAGTTACAGAGAGGATGCATCTATAGCTCAAAAGAGAGTTATAATAATGCAATTCTTTGTAGGTAATAGGTTAACGCCAGTAGCTGCAGCAGGTATAGTGGGTAATCTACAGGCTGAAAGTACTTTAGATCCAGCTAGACCTACAGATGTTAAGGGTGAAGATTCATGGGGCTTAGCCCAATGGAATAATTCTGCTAATGCAGGTTATCGTCAAGATAAGCTAAGAGCCTTTGCTACTCTTAGACAAAAACAGCCAGACGATTTCTTTTTACAGTTAGAGTTTATCTTACATGAACTTAGAGGCCAGAAAGACTCTATAACTAATGGTGCTGCATTTGCAAGTACATATACTAAGCTTATTAACTCTACTATATTTGAAGGTGGGATAAGTAATAAGAACTCCACTTGGGCATTTTTAGACAAATATGAAAACCCAAGTAACAAAGCAACGAAGTTAAAGAAAAGAGAAGAGTTTGCGAGGCTAGCCTTCGAGGATTACAATAAAGCTCTTACTAGTTCAATTAGTGGATTATAATTAATGTCTTCTGAATTCATCCATAGTATTTTTTCTAATTTAAGAAAATCTCAAAACGCAGAGAAGAGTCATTCTCTTCTTAATAAGCTTCAGACTCAGGCTGCTATCAATAAAGTGTCAAAGGCTGGAGTAAATGCCGGAGATAATTATAATGGATTTGCTTCTTTAAATGGAACAGATGATATTGTAAGTAATGTAGAAGGCTCTGCTCCTGCTCAGGTTACAGGTGCTCTTGTTCAGGTGGAACTCACTTCAACTAATAACTCTGAAATATCTTCTAAAATTCTTAAAGATGTTCCATCTAGTAGTGACATACAGACTCTAACGGGTAGTTCAGATTTATCTAATTCAGGATTACTTGACGATGTTGTTACTTCTGCATCCCCTGAAGCTCAAGCAAAAGTACTAACCGATGTAGTCGGAGCTTCTACTTCAGAAGTTCAATCTTTAGTTGGAAAGAATGTTGACCTTTCAAGTCCTTTGAGTTCTACAGGTAGTACCGCTGCTATGGATGACTATGAGATCTATGCTGAACCTTTTCTCACTAATACCTTTAACGATCTTTTTTCTACTTCTAACTCTCTTAGTTCTTTGAAGTCCACTGTAACATCAACCTTTCTAACGAGTGCTAATAATGTTGTAGCTAAAAACGCAGCGGGTTATAATTCAATAATGGATAATGTAGTTGAAAGCAATCTTCAGGTTACTGAAAATGAGCTTAAAAGGCTAGTCACTCCTGAAAATGATAGGGCTTTGCAAGATAAGAAAAACGATATCATAAAGTTGATTGCAGATAAGCAATATGTCAAAGCAGCTAATATAGTAGCTCCATTAAGTAATCTTAGTTACAATGAAGTATTAAAAGCTATACAAGCTATTGATGTTTCACCTAGCAAGAACTTAGTTGAAAACGTTTCGGTGGGTTCAATACCTGGTAGAGATCTATCTAAACTAAAAAATGGTTGGCAAGGAAGAGATACGCCCGAGTCTTATTTTAATAACTCTTTTACTCATGAAAGAGAAATTATTAATGAGTTGGGTAACATTGAAAGAGATGTTACCGAGGTAATTATCTTCAGTACTAACACCCCTAACAATGTCTCCTCTAATGCTGCTGACTTGCACCGACTGGCATTAGCAAGTGGGAAAGACGGAACAGGCTATCATTACGTATTTACAAGATCTGGGAATATACAAAGAGGAAGACCCGTAGACAACGAAACTCTTAAGAGCGTATTGCTACCCAACAACCACCATGAAAGATCTGTTATTATAACATTAGTAGGTGGTATTGACGTTGAAGCAGGGAAAGGTATAAATTATAGAGATTATTATAGTTCTAGTTCCTATACACAACAGCAGATTAGACAATTAAAACTATTTTTAAAGTCTTTCTATGCAGTAAAGCCTGGTATACAAGTATTTGGTGCTAGTCAAGTAAATATAAATCACGCTGGACCTCATAT